ATCAAGTATCTTAACCTCTTATCAACAGAGGAATTTGGTGCAACAATTGAAGCTTATCAGTCACCAGTTGAATTTGATGAGTGTGACGGTTCAAAGGCTGTCGTTGATGGTGTTACATTTGGTCAGCAGGATAGAAAGCAGTTTGGTCTTGCTTATAAGACAATTCTTGGTAACGATATTGATAAGAATAATCACGGCTATAAGTTACATATTGTATATGGAGCTTTAGCTGCACCATCAGAGAAAGCTTACAATACCGTTAATAATGACCCAGAGGCTATTACATTATCATGGGAGATTTCAACAACTCCGGTTGAGGTTGAAGGATTTAAGCCAACAGCAACAGTTATTATTGACAGCACAAAGATTGATGCTCAGAAGCTTAAGAAGCTTGAAGACATTCTCTTCGGTGCAGATGCTGGAGATGGTCCAAGACTTCCGCTTCCTGATGAAATAGTAACTCTCATGAAAGCAGCAGAATAATAAGAATATTATGATCATTTTTGACTCCGCTTGAAATATAGCGGGGTCTTTTTTTATTTAGGAAGGAGAATTTACGATATGTTAAAGATTACAAAAACATATGAAGATTGGAATGATACAGAAAGAACCGAGGACTTTTATTTTAATCTTACTGAGGCCGAGATTACAGAGCTTCAGATTGGTACAGTTGGCGGATTCGCAGAAACAATTGAGAAGATAGTTAATGCAAAGGACCAGTCTGAACTTATTAAGATTTTCAAGGAACTTGTTCTTATGGCATACGGTAAGAAATCAGCAGATGGTAAGAGATTTATGAAAGATGATGATACTAAGAAGGAATTTGTGGAGAATCCAGCTTATTCTATTATCTTCATGGAACTTGTATCAGATGCAGAAAAGGCTGCTGAATTCATTAACGGCATTATGCCAAAGAGTATTGATAAAGCCGAACTCCAGAAGAAAACTAATGAGTTAATGGCTAAGTATAACTAAGAAAAATCAGGGAGGTAAGAGATATGCTTCAGATAGTTGTTCCACCACCTTTATTAGAAGAATGGGATGAGTTGAGGGAAGAATTTGTATATCACGAATCTGGTAAGCCGTATGTGCTACAACTTGAACATTCTCTTATCTCGCTTTCAAAATGGGAAGAAAGGCATTGTAAGCCGTTCATATCATCAGAGAAAAACGAAGAAGAGACTCTGGATTACATTCGATGTATGACACTTACACCGCATGTTCCTAATGAAATATATGACCGCTTAACAAAAGAAAATATAAAAGAAATTTTAGACTACATTGAAGCTCCGATGACTGCCACTACTTTTTCAGATAGAGGGCCTAAAACCCCTAGCCGAGAAAAAGTGACCGCGGAGCTTATTTATTATTGGATGATTAAATGTCAGATACCTATTGAGTTTCAGAAATGGCATCTCAATAAGTTAATAACATTAATACGGGTTTGTGAAGTAAAAGATTCACCACCTAAGAAGCATAGTCAACGGGAATTACTTAATCATCATGCTGCTGTAAATGCAGCAAGACGAAAAGCACACACGAAAGGATGATTATTATGGAATTTTATGGAATCGATGTATCACATTATCAGGGAAATATAGATTGGAACGCAGTAGCTAAGACTGGTATTAATTTTGCATTTGTTAAGGCTGGCGGTTCTGAAGATGGAATTTATACAGAATCAATGTTTGAAAAGAATTATGCAGGAGCAAAAGCTTCCGGATTAAATGTAGGAGCCTATTATTTTCCAGGTTCTAATTTTACATCAGAAGAAGCAGGAATCGCCGATGCTAGACGTTTCTTGGATATCATTGCTGGTAAGACATTTGAAATGCCGGTTGCTATCGATTTGGAAGGCACTAAACCGGAAGATAAAGATGGAGCTACCATAGCTACCATAGCATTTTGCAAGATTATGGAAGCTGCTGGCTATTATGTAATGATTTATGGCGGCGACATATTCAGCTTCAACGATCGTTTAAATCTTGGTGAATTAGACGAATTCGATAAGTGGGTTGCCAGATATGGCTCAGAACCACAGTATGTAAAGGAATATGGCATTTGGCAGTATTCATCAACTGATTATGTTGACGGTATTACAGAAAATACAGTTGATAAGGATGTAGCATATAAGAACTATCCAGAAATTATCAAGAATGCTGGACTTAATGGTTTTTCATCAGATGCTGTAGATGAACCAGAAAATGAGACTCCAGATGAACCTGCTATTGAAGAGCCAGAAGAATCGTCAGATGAACCAGTCACTTATGTAATACAGTCTGGTGACACATTATCTGAGATCGCTGCAAGATACAATACAACGGTAGACGAACTGGTTGAATTAAATGGAATTGATAACCCGGATTTAATTTATCCTGGAAATGAAATCACTGTTAAGGCAGGTTCTTCGAGGGATGATGACTGTGATGTAGCATATCAGGTCAGACCTGGTGACACATTATCTGAAATTGCTGCAAGATACAATACAACAGTTGGGAGATTAGTAGAGGTTAATGGAATTGATAACCCGGATTTAATTTATCCTGACACTATATTAAAAATTAAATAATAAAGGTATAACTATGATTAGCTTCAGACAAAAGGGCGACTTTTCGAAGTTGAATAAATACTTTGAAAGGGTTAGAGAGGCTGCTCGAATCGGCGTATTAGACAAGTATGGTCGAGAGGGAGTGGCAGCCCTTGCGTCTGCTACACCTATAGACACAGGAGTAACCGCCAATTCGTGGTATTACGAGATAAATCGTCAAAATGGAAGTGTTTCAATCGAGTTTAAAAATTCGAATATAAACAATGGCGTTCCTATAGCAATAATTTTGCAATATGGACATGCCACTGGAAACGGAGGCTGGGTTCAGGGTCGAGATTATATTAATCCTGCTATCCAGCCTATTTTTGATGCAATCGCAGATAACGCTTGGAGGGAGGTTACTAAAGCATGAGTAGCAAAGAAGTTGACGAGCGTGTCGTCGAAATGCGGTTTGATAATGCTCAGTTTGAGAAAAATGTTCAGACGAGTATGTCAACATTGGATAAGTTAAAAGCCAAACTTAATTTTAATGGTGTTTCTAAAGGTCTTGAAGATGTTGGAAATGCCGCTAAAAAACTTGAGTTTTCAGGTGTGACTTCTGGTATAGAAACAGTGCAGGCGAAGCTCTCAGCAATGGAAGTAATAGGCGTTACTGCATTGGCTAATATAACTAATTCTGCGGTTAATGCTGGAAAGAGAATTGCATCAGCTATAACCATTGACCCAGTTCGAGATGGATTTAACGAGTATGAAACGCAGTTCAGACGATTCTGGCGAATACTCAGAAAGAGGGGACAAATGTAAAACAGGTTAATGCTGCACTTGACCAGTTAAACACTTACGCTGATAAGACCATATACAATTTTACGGAGATGACACGTAATATTGGTACTTTTACAGCAGCAGGTGTTAAGTTGGATACCTCGGTATCTGCTATTCAGGGTATAGCCAATCTAGCCGCAGTGTCAGGTTCAACATCTCAACAGGCGTCTACTGCTATGTATCAGCTTTCACAGGCTTTGGCATCCGGTACAGTTAAACTTATGGACTGGAATTCAGTTGTTAATGCTGGTATGGGCGGTCAGGTATTTCAGGACGCATTAATAAGAACCTCTGAAAAACTGGGAACCGGTGCACAAGCATATATTGATGCTGCTGGTTCATTTAGAGAATCACTGTCAAAGGGTTGGTTGACGACGGATGTTCTGACCGAGACTTTAGATATGTTTTCTACAGCCGCTGATACTGAAGAAGAATATGCAGCTGCTATTCAGAAGTTTGTTGATGAAGGATATTCAGAAGAACAGGCTGTAGATATGGCCAATATGGCTAAAACTGCTGGTGAAGCAGCAACAAAGGTCAAGACATTTACACAGCTTATAGATACACTCAAAGAGGCACTTGGTTCTGGCTGGACAACGACATGGCGATTAATAATTGGTGACTTCGAAGAGGCTAAGGAACTCTGGACAAATGTTTCAGATGTTCTTAGCAAGTTAATTAACAACGCTTCAGAGGCAAGAAATAAATTAGTAGAGGGAGTTATGTCTTTTAATCCTTTTACTAATATGCTTAATAAACTAGAGAATTCTGACGTTGGAAAAACGGTTAAACAGATAAATAATTTAACAAATAGTCTCGAATATTATCAGAAAGTAGTAACCGATGTATGGAGAGGCAATTATAAGAATTCCGATACAGGACGATATGAATTGCTTGATGAAGCCGGATATAATCATCAAGTTATACAGGATTTAGTTAATAAAGGTTATGAATACGAACTTACAGTAGAAGATGTGCAGGAAGCAGAAACTAAGTTTGCAGATTCATTAGGGGACTCTACTGAAGAAATTCAAAATGAATCTAAGCAATTGGTGAAGCTTTCAGATGAACAGTTAAGAAATGCTGGTTTGACTGATGACGAGATTTCTATGTATAGAGATTTGGAAAAACAGTCTGAGAAAACTGGCAAATCTATAGAAGAACTCATTAACGATATGAGTGCGAAGGATGGTAGAACTTTATTATGGGATGGACTTGGTAATATTGGAGAAACTCTCATAATTACATTTACAGCTATAAAGGATGCATTCTCTGAGATATTCCCAGCACCATCCGTTGCTAAGATTTATGGCGTTATCGATGGATTTAATGCACTCACTGAAAAGATGAAAGAATTCAGTAGCACACATGCATACGATGTAGAGCAGACTTTCAAAGGATTGTTTGCAGTAATTGATATTGTGCGAATGGTTTTAAGTTCTGGTCTTACAGTTGCATTTAAAGCATTGAAAGGAATCCTTAGTGCATTTGATATAGACATCATTGAATTTACAGGTTATATAGGTGAAGCACTTGTTAATCTTCGTAATTGGTTGAAAAATAATGATTGCATCGAGAAATCTTTCAAGAAAGTAGGAGAAGGATTAAAAATTGTAATCGACGGAATAAAGAAACTTTTAGATTATCTTGGTGAGTCACCTAAGATTCAAAAGTTTATAGATACAATTAAGAATATTGACCTTTCAGAAGCTGGCGAATTTATTATAGCTGGATTGAAGAAAGGGTTGTCTATAGGTTTATCTATTATTCCAGATACAATGAAAGAGATAGCTGATAAATTGTTATCTAAATTCAGAGAAGTTCTTGGCATTCATTCACCTTCAAAAGAAACTGAAGCTGATGGTGAATATTTGGTAGAGGGTCTGATCAATGGTATCAAAAACTCATCATCGAAAGTTTGGGATACTATAAAGACATTTGGCTCAGATATATTGGAGAAATTCAAAGAATTGAAACTCGGCGATAGTATCAGCAAGATCGTTTCTGTTGGTGCCGGTGCAGGGATGTTGGTTATAGCCAAAAAATTAGCAGATGCAGTTAATAGATTGACATCACCTTTAAAAGTTATGGAATCTGTATCAGAAGCTGTTGAAGACGTAGGTAAAGCTGTGTCTAAGAATCTTAAAGCTTCTGCGTTGGAAAAGAAAACAAAAGCGATACAGAATGTTGCGTTGGCCGCATTAATGCTAGCTGGAGCAGTGTTCATCTTTTCTAAAGTAGATCCAGATAGATTGTGGCAGTCAGTTGGCGTTATGGCGGCACTAACAGCTGTGCTAGCAGGAATTGCAATCGCAATGGATAAGTTTTCCAAATCAGCTGTTGAATTTGATGGTAACAGTAAAAGTTTCAGTCTGAATGGACTAAAGACAACAATGCTTAACTTAGGAATAGCGTTGATATTAATGGCCGCAACAACAAAGATATTAGGCAGTATGAACCCCGATCAGCTTGAACAGGGATTAATTGGTTTGTCGGCAGTAACCGTAGCAATGATAGGCTTAATCTTTTCTTTAGGAAAAATATCAGAGTCAGGATCAGACAAAGCAATAAAAAATGCAGGTAAGACTATGAAAAAGCTGGCAGTTACTATGCTTTTGATGGTTGCGGGGATAGCAATTTTGGGAAATATGAATGCTGATAAATATAAGCAGGGTATAGATGGGTTTACCAATATTATATTGGCTCTTATGTTTATGGTAACTGGTTTAGTAGCTTTGACTCACTTAGCAACAAATAAAGATATATCACAGATTGGAAATCTAATGCTTAAAATTAGTGCGTCAATGTTATTAATGGTTATAGTTGC